TTAATCCCATGGCAAAGCATCCCTTTCTTTTTGAGCAGTTTCTATCTCGTCTTGAAGCTGAACAGCTTCATTTCGAAAGTCTTGTTCCATTTGCTCTAATTGACTTCTTGAAAAGCCTAAAATGGCACGTCGAACTTCTCTCCAAGATGAAGCATTCCAACCTAATGAACGGCCACTTTGCTCAATATGATAATAAAGCTCCTCTTCTTCACGATAGAGCCGATTCATCTCCTCTTGATAATGCTCAATTTGACGTGTATACTGCTGTTTCTCTTGATTCAATTCGTCTAACTGGCTTTCTTTGTAAGAAATTTGACGATTTAATTCTAAACGTCGGTCCGCATTTTTATCTCTTTGCATTAAAAACCCCAATTCATTGTCGTTAAGGTGCTCGCATCTTGTTGGTCTCGGCTTTCAATCAATTCCGCAAGTCCTGTCACTTTTTTTGCCTGTCCTTGAATCGATGTCACTAATTCATTTAAGTCTTTAAGCATGTCATTATTCAATTGTTTTGCGGAAGACATGCATTTCAAAGTACTTCCTGAAGTCTCAACTTGTTGGCCTTGATGTGAAAAGGTTGAACCCTGCAATTTAGAAATTGCATTTTCTGCAGATACAGTGCTTGAACTTATTTTTCCCATGGATACTCCAATTTTATATTTTTTGTAATTATATCATTTTAGTTACGATAAGGCAAAATGTTTTTGCAATCTTGCTATTTTTTTGCTATAATTACAATGTGTTGAATAACTCCTCAGATCATAGTTAACGACATCAACACAAATTATTTCAGAGATATCCACTAGTTCTCCTGTGACTGGTGGATTTTTTGTATAGAAAATGCCAGCAAAAATTGCTGACACCTGTGTTTAAGACTTTCATTATATCATATTTGCTGTTTTATCAAATAAAAAAGCCGCTCCCGACTGAACGACTTTGAATATAAAATGATTGAAAATCTCACAAAACAGCCATTCTATAAGAAAGTGATAACTAATTACAGCTACCGCTTAAGGGGAGTAAGGGATTCGAACCCTCGCACCGATTTCTCGACCTAACGATTTAGCAAACCGTCCTCTTAAGCCTCTTGAGTAACTCCCCTTATTAAAAGGTCCGTCATTACTTTGGATGTAATTTGAAACAATGAATGCGACAGAACCTAAGGAGGATGTGGGATTCGAACCCACGCACGCTTTTACACGCCTGACGGTTTTCAAGACCGTTCCCTTCAGCCAGACTTGGGTAATCCTCCGAACTACTAAATTAGTATATCATTTATTTTTTCATATGACAAATATAAAACGTCAGCGTAACATATAAATTACTTATTTATACGATGCAAAAACCCTGACTTTTTTGGCCAGGGTTCATTTTATAATTTATTCGCATTTAATCGTCGTTGTAATTCTCTTACAGAATCAGAAACTGGACTGATCGTTCCATCTTGGGTCGTTCCAAGATGTTTCTGCAATGCCCTGATAGTTCCTTGCCCAAACAACCCATCTTGATTGATTCCTAAATATCTTTGCAATGCTTTAACAACGTTTGAACCTGTCAGTGATGAATCGAACTGTGCAGCATAAATATTTTGGTTAAAGGTTTGTTTGTACTGGTGACTGATTACTCCGTCTTTACCAGCAGTATCAAAGTATTCTTGTAGTCGTTTGGCTGTTGCATTGCCGAACTGGCCATCAACATTCAATATAATCATTTGAGGGTTGTTGTCAGTATTTCCTGAACCAGACTCAACAATTCTATAAAAGTGATGTGGCAAGCGAGTACTCATATAAGCATCATTTGTATCAACGGCAATCCCGTTGTGAGTGTAAGAACAGTGAATGAATGAACCATTACTTAGGAAAATACCTGTGTGTCCATCAGCCCCCGCAGAACCTCCTGGAGTACCCGAAATGAAAATATCTCCACGTTGTACTTCTCTACGGCTGATTTCTTTCAGTTTTGTTCCTGACATTCCAAACAAAGTTTCAGTATTTCCCATTGAACCTACTGACAGAAAACCACCAGCAATCATTGCAAAGAATACTGACGAACTACAATCGTAACTATTCGGCCCCATTCGTGAAGTCATTGAGTAAGTAACCTTACCTTTTCTAGCTTCCATCCAAGCAATCATATTTTCAATACTTGCCATTATTCGCCCCCTTCTGTGAATTCATGGTCCATATCTTTATAGATATCTGGTTGAACTTCTTTTTTGCTGTTAACCAAACTTGCAGTATCATCTCCGAATGGAAAACTACCTATTGAAGTTAAAATAGACATGAGGCCAGCAAAACCAGCGATTGATAATATATTTATCCAATCAATACCAATTAAACCAGTCGCTCCTGCTCCTAGCGCACCAATCGCAGCTTGCGCTGTTGTTTTTATAGCACGTTCTATTAAATCTTTTAAAAATTTTTTCATATTTATACTCCCTTATTTTCTACCATACGGTCAATACGCATAGTGTTTGACTGAGTAGCAACTTCAACATTATTTACTCGCCCTTCAAGTTTTATAATACTTTTAGTATGATCATCCGTAATATTGAATAATTTACCCTCGTTATGTTCTCGTTGTTCCCTTGACTCTCTCAAATCTTCTCTTAACTCATCGATTGAAAGTTTCATGGGTTCAGAGATACTTTTTCTAAAATATCTAATCAGTCCGGCACATCCCGTAAATACAAAAGTAAGCAAGACTGTTACAGCGACCCATTCTTGAAGCGTATAGCCTAAAAATACATGCATCCGATTTCTCCTCTTCTACCCACCAATACATGAACCAGTATCTCGTGATATGATACCTTCAATTTTGTCAATAGTGTGAGGTCTATCTGCTGCGACATCTTGTGTATCGCTATAATTTTTAGTTTTGGCTGTACTTGAAAGAGCTAAGAATACAGCCGGACTTACTGTATCAAGCGAACCGCCACTCATTCCTGTCAATGACCATATAAAGTGATCTAGTTTAACATTTTTGTCATTAGGGTATTGAACTCCGACTTCTTTTGCAACAATAGCCCCTGCATCGATACCATACCCTGAATTACCCGCAACCTTATCCATCATTGTTATAGTTGCAAAATTGGATATCCCACCTTCAAGAGAGACACGTCCAACAACACGCTCAGTACCAAATCTAAAGTGTAAGTCTAAGTAATCAAAATCATTTAAACTTTGACTGACAGGCATTGTTGGTGTATCAAATACATTTTTAGAACCTTCCCATAAATTAACAACACGAACAGAATTTCTTGTTTTTCCATCCAAACAATGGACCACATCCCATAGACCACAAATCGCACAAATAAGTGCCTTATCAACATTCCATTGCCAGCTTAACAAACTATCTAACCAGCATTTATATGCATCAACATCGCACAAGTTCAAAGTCATAAGTGCATTATGAAGTGATCCAGTTGCTAAATCATTTAATGAACTCAAGTCATCACAATCACTATTTGAATGAGTCGCTGACGGATTGATCCCTTCATCATTCTTTAAGTTTTCACAAATTTTATCTGTAATTTCAGAGAAACAGAAATTTTCATCTCCATTTCTAATATCATTGAGTGGAGTTACCACATCCATTGCTCTTAAATCGCAGCACCCTGAATTACTGCTGCTTCCTTGACTATTTCCTTGACCACAAGTTGTACATCCCATTTTATATCCTCCTAAATTAAATTATATGAACCATGAAAAGTCCATGTTGCTGAAGTTAATTTTTCAGTACCTTCCGTACTTGCATAAAACATTACAGCCCCTTGAGCTGATGTGCTACTTTGACTGTCTCCTACCACTATTACTGAACCCTTTTCTCTACCTTCTCCCAGATAATCACATTTAATAGGAATATAGCCAACACCTTGAACAGCTTTTTTTGGCATATACTCAGTCGGAATATTACCGACTTTTACTTGCATACCAGATGTTTGCCCATCTGCAACTACATCAATTGAGCCAGAAATATAAATGACGTCATTCAATATTCGATATTTTAAAACTGGATTAGTAGCTCCACTATTTAATATCCCATCGGTTATATCTTTATTTGGATTGGTCGTTTTAGGGATAGCTTCTCCCTTATTATTACCAGTACCCCCATTAGCAAGCGGTAAAGTTCCGGTTACACCGATTGTAGTGGCATCTTTTGAACCATCAAAAGACTGCGCTAATTTTGAGGTTAAATCTACTTTTAAATCTCTCGCAGTTGAAAGTTTATCAGCTTCTTTAACAGTGCTATTGCCAGAGGAATTTAAAGGTACCCAATCCGTCCAAGTAGAATCATCTAACCTTGCCCTTGTATAAATAGTTACTCCGTTTAAAGTAGTTACGGAATATCTTTGAATGTAATTATAATATGGTGATGTTCCATAATACACCTCAAGTAGTCTCTGATAAACATTTCCAGTAGGTAAATCATCTGGTTCATTGCCTGAAGGTTGAACTTCTAAATTATAAATACTATACTGTTGTCCTTTTTCTACACCTAAATCATTTAAAGCTATTGATTTAGAAAGACTTTCTCCGATAGGAATGACTACATTTCCTGTTTGACCATTTACACTAATTACAGTGGACTTCGGCATGTCTGGTAGAGTAACAACACCGTCTTTTTGAGGTAGAATTTCACCATTTGAATCTTTGATATTAACAATAGCATTAACATTCAGTCTTTCATCCTCATCGACTTCTAGATTTTTCCCTAAAGTTTTAAAAGGTTTATTTACGATTTCTGCATCTGAACCGCCGGTTGCATTCCAATCTGATTTAACATTACCTTTAACTGTTACATTCAACAACCCATCTTCATCAACAAACAATCCATTTCCTAAAACTTTAAAAGGTTTATTTTTAATATATCCTGCTTCCTTTTCCTTTGCTGCCCAATCTGATTGAGTAACTCCAGTAAAATCAAGGAAAGTCCAATGATCACAGTCCCACACATAAGCCCCAGTTCCATCGCTTAAGTAGAACATTGTATCGCATGTTTTAGCATGCTGATTAGGGTCCCATTTATCGATAATTTGGAATGTGCAAGCATTATAAGCAGTTGGAGACACTTCCATACCACTTAATTTGCAACTCGTTACTTTCATGAGTACTACCTTTCTTTTTATATTGCCCTAAGTGTTTTATTGATTGTATAATATCCGGCTGGAATTGAACCATAGTTAGACCAACCAAGCGTTCCATTCACTTTTACCATTGCGTTCAAACTCGCACTTATTAGAGGCGAAAATTGCATTATATCTACAAATTGACCTGATACCACTGACACATCCATTAGTTCAAAACCTTTTGGCGTTGTCCAAAACAAATTTGTATAACTTGTAGTTTGGGCAGTGACTACCTGAAACTCACCTGTCACAAGAATGAGATTGCCTCCTGCCATAGTATATTTTGTCCATAACAAATCAGCTTTTGAAACAACGGTTTTATTAAATATATCGCTATCACCCATACCGCTAATGCCCACAGTTGTTCTAATCTGTGTAATTTTTGGAAGTTCTGTAATGATATTTTCTAAGCTATTAAGCTTCGCATCTTGTTCATCGTCACGAGTACTTTGGTCAACTTTGAAAGCTTCAAAGTCCCCTTTTGTGACAAAATCGCCACCACCTTTAAACGTTAAAAATATCCATTCTGAGCCATTCCAAAAGTATGCACCCGAATCGTCTGACATGATAAAAAGTGTATCGCAACTCTTTGAATGTTCATCTGCATTCCATGAATCAACCTGTACAAATGTACAATCATCAATTTTAGGAGGAGTGACAATTTCTTTTTTACCTGAACTCCTACATTTTTCTATCTCCATTAATTTTCTCCTTTTGAGTTTTCAATTTTATTTTTTTCAAACATACAAGCCATACAACTTTCAACTTCAAGTCCCAGAAACTTAGCAATGGCAACTGAAGCGTTATTTGCGGTATCTTCATATACTTTTTCAGAAAAGATTTTTAACTCTTTATCTGTAATTGCTGCCGAGGCGTCCCGCATTTCAGCCATACTCAAAAGCTGGTGTTTAAACATGCAAGAGTATTTATCTAACTGGCTGTTATCTGCGACTTTTTCAGCCAGCACCAATGCAAGCTTAGTTTTAGCATATCGAGCTTCACGGACACTGTCTTTAAATTTTTCAAGGGCAGCGATTTCTTCTAAGATAATATCTTTTGTCTGGTCATCCGGTTCATGCTTCAAATCACGATTGAATGAACTTTTTAATCGGTCTGCGTGCGCTTCTGTCTCTGCATCATTTAGGATTGACCAAACAAGGTCTTCGAGTGCTCCAGTTTGAGCAAGATGATTAATAGGTGGCATTTTTAGCTCCAATCTGTTTTCTTTTGATACTTTTCATTTTTTCACGCTTTTTCTTCTGTTCTAAATTGAAGTCATATTCATAATTATGGCTTTGAGATTTCAGAAGAGAAATAACTCCTGCTGCATCCGTTGGATGTCTCTCAAGGTGCTGTTCTAGCTTTGCAGTATCTTTTTTCATTCGGTCCCTCCACGATCCACGTGATTATATTTTATGTAATAGCTAATCTCACATTCACATAAGGTTGTATCATTTTGTGTGATTTGAATTTCTTTTAAACCAGGCGAGAGGATGATAGCCTGTTGCCAAGCGGGTAAATAATCCAATAATCGCATCACATCAAAATTTGTATCTTGACTTGGAAAATACCCATATCCGTTAACAAATGATCCATACTCCGCAATGATTGCATCGGTAATATCTACACCTTGAATAGCAAGCCGAATAGTTGAAGTATCAAAGACATGCTCCGAAACTTCAACTTCAAGTTGGACATCATGATAATGTGGATTTGGAGTAATGGTTGATCCTGATACAGAAAGTGAAGTATCTGAAGTTTTGGCTGATAGCGCAACATTGGTTACAAAGGGTCGAATATGAAGATTAAACGAATACTTCATAATATACTGCATATCCGTAGAAATTCTGAACGCAGTATAAATCCTGTCAGCTCCTCTCAACATGGTTTGAAAGTCAGCCTTTGAATCTGTTACAGTATTTCTTCGCTGAAGCTGTCGTTGCTTTTCGACCGTCTTTTGCCCTTCTTGTCTTCTGGCCAAAATATCTATCGCTTTATCAATAGTTACTGTCATTTCTATGTAGCTCCTTACTAAGTGTGAGTGTATTAGTCTCTACAAGATTATTATCAAAAGTAGTATCTATTTTTGTAATATAGAAATCATCCGATGCCTCATATATTTTTTTACAGTATCGACTACATTTGTCAAATAATTCAATGCTGTTGTGATAATCAAAGTAAATCCGGTCTAACACATTCAAGTCACTAGGTAACTCTCCAATTTGAACTGTAATTTCATCATACCGACGAGCTGCTTTTAATTGTTTAACTGCAGCATTATAAGCAACTCGAGATTGTTTTGCTCGTTCTTCATCACTGATTGTTTTACCGTCTTCTTCAAATGGTGCAACATCATTCATGCTGATTGTTTTTTCTATCAGCTTTCCTTGTTCCAAATTAATGCTAAATTCATCTAAAATGGCATATTCCAGTGAGTTGTTAGAAGCGATTTTTGTGATATTCGTGTAGAAATTTTTTTGTTCACGATTCGCAGTCGGATTAAGGATAACGATTGGAAAACCAGCAATGATATCATGACCTTGTTGCTGCTGGTCAAGATAACACTCTCTTAATGTCAAACTGACTTGTGAGCTGTCTGATTTTTCCCCATATACCGTGGCTACATTGAAAATATTGTCAAACTGTTTTGAAATATTTATATTACCTATAATTTTAATGTGTCGGTCAGTTTGTCCGGTCTCAGATAAGATATATTTCTTTTTCTCACCAAATGAGCCAATTTCTAAGAAACGGTCATACCTAGTCCCAACTCTCCACCAGAGATTGTCAGTTAAAGAGACTGCTTTAGTCAATGCTTCAAGGTGTCCTTGACGACTGAAAGCATAGTTAATTTTCTCTTTTTGAGCTTGAGCATCATTATTGACATACCAATCTGTCGAGTATAAAAATGGACTTTGACAAAATACTGAGGGGAAAGTTTCATTTTTTACTGTATAATTATTTGGAATTTGTCGATAATCCCACTCACTAATTTTATGGTCTAGTTCGATGGTTGCTGTTTCTTCGTCCTTATTTAGAGTGATAGTTTTAACAATCCCGTCAAAAACTTTCTTGAAAATGATAACCTTACAATCCATATGACCGTCAAATTTTTCAGCCTCATAAATGGGAATTGTAAATGTACACGAGGGCACTTCGTTCCCCTCAATCGACCAACTCAGACCACCTATAATTTTTCTTACAAATTGATTCTTTCCATTTTTGTCAGTACAAACGATTAGAAATTCATCATCTTTACTATAATCATGTCCGATATTTGAACGAGAAGAACTGTGCGGAAAAAAGAGCTGCTGAACATTCAATGTTTTGCTCACTCCATCACTTCTTACTCTGACAAATTGAATATAGAATGGATTGGGAGATTCAAAAGTGACACATAGGTCAATACCAGACCATTCTATACCGTCAACATCCGGGTTATCTTTTGCGATATCCTTCCTGCTCTTTAGCTCAACTTCAACAGTTTTTAACTTTTGGTCATTTGTTGCATCATATATTTCAAGAAGTTCTTTGCCTGTAGTAACAGAACTTGCTCTAGCTCTAGTCACTGAAACGCTCTTATCTCCATAAGTGAGCGCATCAACATTAACAACACTAGTGAAAGTGGCCCACCGGTTACCAATATTTGCTGGACGCTCCCAACTAGCCACCCATGCATTAGTTAGAACTTCTGGCGAATCCGTTCCTTTCCAGAAATTATCCCACGAACCATATCCTACACTAATCCATTGACCGCTATTTGATTTAGCAAAATTAATTTGATACTTAGCGTCTTCATAACTGCGAGACATATGATTTGGAACATCTCCCCAGTTATAGGCATAAGACCATTGAAAGTACCCTTTACCTTGAGCGCCGCTTGCCTCCATAGGTTCTAAAGCTGACGGGTCAAGCAAACTTTCTACATAAGCATTAGCTGCTAAAGCAAGTGCAGTGTTTAGAGGAATTCCTAAATCATGGCAGACATTCATAAAGAATTGTGCCCGTGATTGTACGTCATTCCAATCTACCGTCCCACCACTTCCGCTACTGCTTCCACCTCCTGAATTATCATCTCCTGAGTTTGATTTGGTTGGAATACTTGAAAAGTGCCAACCTTTGATACAAAGCTTGTCTCCGATGTAACTGTATTCTTCAATTTCACCCGAATTATCCATGTTTTCTTTAGTATTTGTTTCAGAAGTTGCGTCTTCTGTTGGAGTAGGTTGTTGCCCCGCTAAACGAAAAACAGTAAATGGAGGATTACCGTCATAAGATCTAACAGTATTAAAGTCTCCAATGCCCACTCCATTGTCACCATAGTTACAATGGATAATCTGATTGGCATCTAAAAATATTCCCGTGTGACCTGCTGCTCCGCTAGATTGGCCTTGAATTCCAAAAATAAAGATATCTCCGTATGCATAAGGCGGGTCGGTTTTTGAAAATCCTAAACTTGGTAAATCCGTAAATAAGCTGTCAGTGTTGCCGAGAGATAAATTTGCTCCTGCAGTATTAAGAGATGAGTAAACAGCCCCCGAACAGTCTGCAGTTCCGTCTGCCCCAGTTCGACTACCCGACATTGAATAGGTCACACCCTTCGATTTTAAAGCCCGCATATTTGAAATGACAGTCTGCATATCTATTGTCATAAAGCAATCCCTCCTACATAAACTTTAATTGTTTGAATTTCATCAGCTTTAAAGCCTGAAAAAATAACGTTATTTTCGCCTTTTTTAACAGTCCATGACACAATACCGGTAGTAGAGCCAGAAAGCCCCACACGAGGAGTATATGGCCCACAATCGCTTGACTGACAATCTGCATTATTGACACAATCCCCATGGAATTTATCAATATCAAGAGTGTTACAGTTATTTTGAACAATCCCAGAGTTAATTATTGTTTCTCCCGTATAAGTTCCTTCAAGAATTGACTGACTCCCATTCCAATTTATTCCCAAGTTTGTAAAGGTTCCACATATTTCTAAAACAATATCGTCTGTTTCATATAATGTTTTACCTTCAAATTGGAGAAATGCTGTTGTTGAACCATATTCAGAATAAGCCTTTGCTGTTTCAGATTGAGCGCAGCAAGAATAATTTATTTTTTTATTATTCCCGCAGTTCCCAATTACTTCACTTAGCTTATTTTTTGGTACTTCACAAAGTTGCTCTCCCTTACAAGGGGGACATCGTTTGACCGGAGCAAGTTTGATATTGCATAAGCAACAATCGCAAAGCTCACGCTCGAGTGCTGAATAGCACTCTGTAACCTCACATTGATAATAATCTTCAAAGTAAGTTGAGGTTTCGTCAGCAATGTGCCAGATTCCTTCAGGAAGATAGAAAGTGACATTAAAACTTAAGAACCCTCTCTTTTCGTCGTATCCTTCTGAAATGCTCAAAACCTTGGCTAGTGACCAGACTAGAATATCTCCTTGAATCGCCCATAGTCTACCAACTTTATAAAGATTATCTAAAACAAATTGCTCAACTATTTCTCGGTCTTCACAAGGAAACTTACTTTTATCAATCATTAAAGTTACATCAAACTTTTTAGAATTAACTTTACGTGGACCGCAACGCTCTGGACTATAATCTCCATGAGCATTAGCAAAACTATTTGTTGAATTTTTAAACTCTGTTTGAATTTCGGGGCGTTCTTCAATATAGGCAGTATGATTAAAGACAAGCTCATTAAATTGCACTAATTTTTTCATCTTCTTAATCTCCTGTTAGCTATCATCTGAACATCTTGCCCCGCACCAGTATATACATTCATGTTTTGATGGTTATTCGTAGTGTTATAAATATTATTGACTACACTTGATGTTGTGTTTGAAACACTTTGCGCAAGCCCGGCAAAAGTTCTTGATATTTGACCACTACGCAATTTATCAAAGAATGGAACACCTAGAGCATTTACAATTTTCTTAGGAATTACATACTCTCCATTACCAAGCATTGGTTTTTCTGGAGAATCTTGAAGTTGTGAATCTGTAGATACTCGACCACCACTCGCCATTACCACAGTCGGATATTTAGACGGATTGCTTGGAGTACCAACTTTATTTGTCAATAAATCGACATTAATCTTTGCGGAATACTCAGAAGATAAAGCCTTAATGATAGAATTATGGATTTTATCTCCAAGATTTAGGGATTGGTCAAATCCACTACTTATAGCTTTTGCAATTGATGATCCAATACCACTTGCACCAGCTGTTGATAAAGATTTTACTTTAGATGAAAGAACAGACTGTAAATCCAACTTGCTCTTAAATCCTTCATTTGTTTTTTGAGCTAAAAGCTTACCTAAATCTTGAAACTCTGGAGGATAAGTTTTAGTCAAGTCATTTATTACCCTGTCTAGTGCATCGGCAAGTCCTGTCAGATTATTTGCAATTTCTCCTGTAGCAAAACTTGAGATGCTCATGATCGCATTTTTAATAATGCCAATTTCATCAAGCAATGAATCTTCCATGAGGCTTCGCCCTTGTAAATCTTCTAAAACATCGGCTATTTTACTAAATTCACTAAATATCCCATAAGCTGCTTTTAAATCACCTATTTTGATTCCGCCAGTTAGAAAACCTTTAAGAGAATCAACAAACGAACCTTGTGTGAACTGTTCAATCATACTTTTTATTGATGTGATAGTTCCTTCAATTTTTCCGTCATTCAATTCCACATTTTCGAGTTGCTTTAGTTGACTAGAAATTTTTATAAATTCTGCAAGTATCCCCATATCAATCAAATTCTTAATGAGTTTACCTGCTTCGCCAATAATATCTCCAAGTGTAGGATCTTTGGTTAGTTCAGAAATATAAGATAGTGAATCTGTTATTGCTGTAATGCTAGTCAGAACCTTATCACGGTCAAGCTCTATCTCTTGCAGTTGCTCTAGTTCTTTTCCAATCCCTAACAATTCTCCAATAAGAGCAAGATTAAGTAATTGACTAAGAATTTCAGCTACCTGGTCAAAGATATTCCCATCAAAAGTCATACCTGTAATGTCTACAAGGACTTCTGAGATAGTTTTGAGATTGTTATCAATCACTTTTTTATTCAATTCGAGGTTTGAAACTTCTTCTAATGCTTTTGCGACCAAATAAATCGTTCCGGCAATACCAACAATTGCCAATAGTCCCGATGCCAATACTGCAGCACCGACTCCAGTATCCATCAATGCTCCGACGGCTGCAGCAAGAAGTCCTATTTCAGTTATAGATAAAGCCATTTGACCTATCTTAGATTGAACCGAACCAAAGTCTGAATCAATATCTCCAACTTCCTGTAAAGCTTTAGCTGCTAAATATATGGTTCCAGATATACCAGCAACTGCTATCAATCCACTAATCAATAAATCAGGTTTCTTTTCAGCTATAAATCCAGCCGCTGCAGCAAGTACTCCCATACCAACAACAGCTTCAGCGATTGCTAAGAGTTTCGGTTGGAGTCCTTTTAAATTACCGACTTTTTGAACTTCCTCGAGTGCTTTTGCAGCTAAGTAGATATTTGCTGAAATTCCAGCAATCGTTAGCATTTTCATGCCTAAACTTTTTAAATCATTGACACCTATTTGTTTAATTTCCTTAGTGGATTTAGTAAATCCGCTTAAACCTTTAAAGCTTGGTAGCTTAAATCCTAAGTTTTGGATAAAACCAACACCTTTTAACAGTCCTCCAACTCCCTTAAAAGCCACACCAGCTACTTTTAAACCAACTGCTACTTTTAATAAATCTGGAATAACTGAACCCATCCATGATAGGTCAGGCTTTTTGCCATTCGATGATTTGGAAAGTGTGTCAAATACAGTTTTGATAATATCTGTAAAAGGCTTCATTCCATCAGTGAAATTCTTAGTAAATCCTTTACCAAAAATCTCATCCAGGCTTTGGGTTAAGATATTTTGAATATCTTTGATTACTGGTTTAATTTTTGGAGGAAGCTCTTTGACTAAAGTTTTAATCCCTTCAATAATTTTCGGAGTTAATTCCTTAAGTTTTTTATCAAGGTTATCAAAATAAACAGGGACAGTTTCAGCTAGTCCGGTGTCATCACCAGTTGCTAAGAAGTCTTTCCATGCTGATTTCATCGCATTTAGAGAACCTTCATAAGTCTTGGCAGCCTCTTTTGTGGTTGTTCCGGATATTTTCATTGCCTCTTGCGCATTATGGATTGATTTAATCATCAATGGCATTGTGACCTCAGAAATGTCTGTCACTTTGTGATCAAGTCCACCATACGTATTAATTAAGTCCATGGCACCTTGTTGAGAACCCGCAAAACCTAACTTCAGATTATCAAGCATTGTGAAATTATTCTTAGAAAAACCTTGATATGCATTTTGGATGAGTCCGATGTTGGTTCCGAAGACATTTGCATTATCTGACATATCTACAATCGCTTGATTAGCATAATCTGCAGCTTGTTTTTGTGCATCTTCTTGACTTAACTTATTTACTTGTTCGGTAGTTTTACCTGGTAAATTAGCAATTTGCTCATCAATTTTATCTTTCTGTTTCTTCAAATCAAGAGCATTTTGCTTATACTTATTAAGCTCTTGTTTTTTTGCTTTTGAATCTGAAGTGTTTAGTCCTGCTTCGCTAGAGTTGTAACTATTTTGCTTAATTTGTTTTTCAATTTCAGCTTTTTTCTTCTCTAAGTCAGATTTTTGAGAGCTGCTGTCACTCGTTTTTGTCTGTCCTTGTTCGAGAGCTTTAATAAGACTGGCTGAAAAAGTCGTGGATTGTTCTAGATACTCATTTTGGCTTATTCCTGCCTCTTTATAAGCTTTTGCAGAATCATCTATTACCTTTTTAGATGCATCATCTCCAAATAATTTCTGAACACCACCAATATTTTGCTCTAAATCACTTGCCTCGTTGACAGCATCTTTTGCTATTTTCCCAATTGCTGCAACTCCGGCAGTTCCTAAAGTTGCTAATTTTTTAACAACCCCGACAACTTTATCGCCAAGACTGTCTATCCTGTCGCCAAAACCTACTAAATTATCTCCTGCTTGACTAAAATCAATGGAGACTTTTTGACCATTAATCCGGTCTATTTCTTGTTCAGTTTTGTAAAGTTCGACATTAGCTGTTCGAATTGGTTGAATATCAGCTTCAACTTCTAGCTTTTGACGATTCAAACTGGCGATTTGTTGGTCGAGATTTTTTAATTCAGCTTTAGCATCATCAACTTCTCTTGTTCCCAGTTTTATTTCAGTTTTTTGTTGACGAAGTTCCTTCATTTCAGCAGAAATCCTCTGAGCTTTATCTCGAAGCTCTGTCAGTTTGCTACTATCGATGTTTAGTTGATTTTTTCGGTCAGTTAGTTCTTTTAATGTTCTTTGAGATTTTGTCAATTCTCCATAGAAATCTTTTAAATTAGATTTAACATTAATTGAAAACTGCCCAACTCCTGAAGCTACCATTATCCCTCCTCTCTGCTATAATCCAAGCGATTTTATTTGTTTTTATTTGAAATATAATCTAGTTCTTTAGCTAAATTATGAGCTTTTGAATCAATCCATGGATTACCTTCAAATATAAGAGAGAGCAAGTCCAGATTTGGCAGTGTTGCAACAATCTTAGTGTCTAATTGGAACATGCCCCCAATAATTTCTTTTAAAGGATCATCAATCAAAGTCATCAATTTTAACCAAGGGCCAACAGTGCGATCAAGTTGTTCTGCTAGACCCGTTATTTCTTCCATATTTTCCCCAAGTTGGCTAGCTGCTTGCATAATGTTGGCTTTTTCTTTTTCAGTTAAATCATGAGCTTTTACTTTGATTTCTTTTAAATTTTCAAGATTTTCTTCAAAAACGACTACAGTAAAACCTGATTGTTTCGCTTCATTTGCTCGTGCTTTAGCTAATTTTTGTTCTAAATCTTTGATATTGTCAGCCATATCAATTCTCCATTTTCTATTTTCTCATTCGATCCAGTGTGTCCTGAATAAAGTTGTGTGGTTTGCTACCTGGGTGTTTTACAGATTTAGCGTAATAGTCCTTACCATTAAGCCTCCAGTGTAGTACACCGCCATTTTTTGCTCTAATTGTGTGTGGTTTAGCTCCGTAATAATAAAATTTCACGTAATTAACATTACCGGCGTTTCGCTCGTCATTAACCAGCTTATTCTCGTTAATTCCAACGAGATAGCTGTCAACATCTTTGCGTTCGATTTCGACAGCGTCTGATAGAGCACCAGTTTTTTTATTAATGACTTCTTTCATTATTGACTTAGCTTCTTTAGCTCTATCTTCTACATTTCCTACTGCTGCCTCCCACATCTCCCCAAATACATTACCTCCAAAGGGATCAGCCATCTTCTTCATCTCCAATCTCTTCAAAATAAAAAGCTTGTTTTTTAGGCGCCTTGCGCTTAGGAGCATCTTTTTGGCTATACTTCCAACTTAGAAATGCATCCAAAGAACGATCGTTAGCAATTTTGGCAAAAGTTACAATCAACTCCGAAGTCGTCCAATTTTCAATCACATCAAATGGCCTTAGTTTAAACTCTTTTGCTACTTCATAAGCAATGCTGATATAAGGGTCCTCAAACTGTGAACCTTCCAAACCATCAAGAATAGATTGATAGTCAACTTGCTTAATCTGCTCTTTATCTTTTGTAATATTATAGAGTGCTTCATTGACAAGTTGAGGGTTATCTTTCAAAAACTTCAATGCAACGTCATGAGCATAAGATATTTCTTTTTCAAAATACTGGCCCATCACATCTCTAAATTCAATTTTTAAAAACTCGATAACTTCTTCATCACCAAAACTTAACTCCTCTGCTTCACTCAATCCATCGAGTAAAATAATATAATTCATTAGTGCCAACAAGGTCTTGCTGTGATTTTTGGCAGTGAGCTTACATTTACCAAGTTCTCCATAATCAAAAGCTGTCCCGGTTGTTAAATCTGACGAACCAACGAGTGAGTAGCTTCCGTCCTCATTCTCTGAGATAAAAGGAGGCGCATTTTTATGAAATTGTGTTAGAAATTCAATTAAATCATTCATCTTTTATCTCCGAAAATAAGGGCAACCCGATTAAGGTTGCTCAACTTATTTATTTACGATGGTCAACTTTTACGATACGACCATATTTACCTTGATCGTCTTTGGCCATTGTGTAAGGAACGGTAAATGTTCCGGCAGCATTAGTCCAAGTGAAAGGTAAAGCAGTTAATAGAACATTGTCAGCTTTGATAAGATACTCATCGCCGTTAATTGGAGTTACCATTTCCATTTGGTAATGTTGATCATTCAAATCATCAGATGTAATATCCCATGCAGTACCCTCAACAACGATTGGGTAAGAGACAACAATTTCAGTATCGATATAAGCTTTTGACATGAAAACTTTATTACCTTTAAGGAAGAATTGTTCTTCCGGTAATTCGATTGTTGTCATATCTTTATCAATATCAACGTGATATAGTGTGTCAAATTCACAGTTTTGAGGCTGTACAACTAGACGAGGACAAAGGTTATCTGCAAGCTCTGGAATAACAAATGTCGCATATTCTATGCCATCTACTATTTCAGATTTAGCAGTGAATTTATCGCGAGTTTGCATATAATGCTCTGAATCTTTTAGACGTCGAGTCATGTTGTGGAAATCAGCAAGTTCTCCAATAATATTCGTAGCAGTCAACGAGCGTTCGATTTTAGTTGCTGTTTCGTCATATTCTGGTGTGGCACATAAATCTTCGGTGATTGTAAGTGCAGGGTCTCCAGAAAAGTCAGAGATACAAGTAAAACCAAAGGTTTGGTCTTTAACCAAATCATAGATATCTTCGAAAAGTTCAATAGTAGATAATTCAAAATTATTTCCAGTTTCAGGGGCTACGATAAGCTTGATAGAACCATTTTCACCAATCCAACCTCCTGAAACTACTTCATCAGGGTTGAACAATTCAATCATAACTGCATTCCATCCAGTTTGTGCAAGTGTTACAGTATATTTATTAGCACCCTCACCAGTCATATTCATAACTGATAAATTATAAACATCTCCAGCAGTACCATTAATAAATAAACGCATATAACCATATTGGAACTTTTCACCGTCCGCTTTAATTTCAGTTGTAACTGTAGTTTCAAGCGTAGGGTCTGCATCTTTAACCAATGCTTTTGTAGGTTCGACAAATAATGTCCCAGTCATGTCACATTTTTTCAAACCACATATTCTTTCATCTGGTTTATCCGCATAATTATATGAGTATAAAATTTGAGCATGTTCTGCAGTAGAATTTTTAAACCCAAAAATATTACATAAATTCGGATTACGAATTTTGAAGAACCAAGCCACAGTATCCGTTGGGATTTTGCCCAATGGACCTGATTTGAAGTTGACTTTACAGTTTTGTAAAAGTGGTCCCATTTTATTTCTCCTTCATTTCTTTTTTCTTAGCAACAGCCATTGCAAACTTTTTTTGATGCGTCATTGAGCCACGTTGAGCCCGAGCTTCTAAAGTTTGTGCATAACTTAAGCCTTTTTTAGTTGGCTCTTTTTTTGGTGCTGTTTCTTCAACAGCTTTTACTTTTTTTTCAGCCATTTCAGCCCTTCCTATTTCTTTTCAAACAATCCGGTCGCCATATACATGTCAAAGTCATCAAGACTGACTTGCTGAGGTTTTCCAACCTCCCAGAGTCGACCAAATATTCTTTTACGGGAAATTTTTACATTGAGAGGACGTCCCCCACAACGTTTACAGGCTTTCCCATCTTCACTTTCGCCCAAATATTCAATTGTAATCAGACAACCACCGTCCAATCTTCTAATGATTTCAGCAAACAAAGCGAGTATTCATCGATAACACCTTGAAAATACTTAATGGCCAGATATTTTATTGTTGCTGACAGGTCTTTCGTCCCGTCTGTTTCAACAATTGCTACACTATCGGCCGAACCACAAGCTGCACAGTCTGATTCTTCGAGCTGCATATAAACCTTAGCAATAGAGCAAAACCACCGACAAAGATTCTCAGGAATATCATCGGTTCCAACTCTATAATCAATTATCAAGTCATATTTTAGGCACGACCGGCAACAATCAATGACACCAGTCAAGTCAATCATTAAATCGTGGGTGTATTCATCGAAAACCCATTCAACCGAGTATTCTTTGGTTTCAAGTCCAAACCACGCTCTAACTTTGACTTTTATAGTATCTTCTTGAACCCAATTTTCTGGGAGGTTTACCCTAGCAATCTTAGGGCAACATCCCTCACACTGAGCTGATAACGGTACACGCAGATTAATGTCATGATCATCTATCCAGTTTCCACAAGTTAGGTCTCCCCAATCTTGCAAAGCTACTCTTACAGATTCTTCCCACTGTTCATCAGACGCACATTCAAAGCATTTACAACAATCTCTTACTTGCTGAACGTAATGGTCAATCATATTGACCTCGCTTTCTAGGCGATGTATGGGGCATATGAGTTGATGTTAATCAAGCCTTCTACACCTTGATACATTTCTGCATCACAGCCAGACGAAACGCCAGTAATTTTAAGTAAGCCGTTGACTTCTGTAGAAACAACAGCACCAAAGTTTGTTAAACGGTCGCATGAAGTCCAACAATCAGGATAAGCTGTAGATGTTTGGTCGAAGTGAACAAATGGTGACTTAGCATCTTTCCACTCATTCAAAATGAATGGAGCGGGCATATCAAGCGGAACACCAGAGAATACACCGACAGTTGGAGGTACAAGGTAAATATCTCCGTCAAGTGTATCTGGGTCGATATAAACAAGGTCTGACTCAATGACAGGCAATCCATTAAATGAATAATGTTTAACTGGCATTTGGTAACCGTTGACTGTTTCAGTCGTTTCAGTAACAGTCCAACCCGCTGGGTAAACACCGTCACGTTTAGGAACAATCTCTTGTTGAATTGCAGAGTATGCAGTACGTGAAGCAAGGAAGAATCCACCTGCGAAGTTACTTGCACCCATGATATTCATACGGCAGAGCACTTGATTAAATGCTGCAATTACACCACCGCCTGCTGAAATGCCTAAAACATCAGCATTAGCATATACTTGAGCCAATCCAGAAAAACGTTTAACAATGTTACCGTTTTGTTCAACTTCAAGAAGTCCATTGATGAATGTAAGCATGTTAAGCACAATAAATTGACCAATAAGGCTTAATTGTTCGAACTCAGCAAGAGTTGGAAGTGAATTTTTAGGAACACCCGCACCAATCAACATTTGTTTGTAAGCTGCATAAACTGCAGAGCTTGAGCTTGCACCACTTACAGCAGCAACCATTCGATCTAATTCTTTTTCGCATTTTTCAATACAAATCGCTTTAAGAATTGTTTCATCTTGGCACACTTGCAAATCACCAGCAATAACACAACAGTCATCAGGATTTGAAGTCATCGCAGAGAATGACATTTTAGGGATGTTTTTCAACGTAAGATTTCCGTCAGCGTCTTTACCATAAATTGGGACATTTTCTCCCCCAAGTGAAGCGTCACGCATTGCACGCAATTGACGAGAAAGTGGTGTATTAAGCAAAGCAGCAAAACCTGCATCAGATTCAATAATTGATGTAAAAATTGATTGAGCTAAGCTATTGCCTAGTTTACCGCCCACAATCAAGTTATCGATAGACAATGCGTCTAAACTTGATTGAACAACAGTTGCGCCACCTCGTTGCTCGAGGTTGTTATAAGTTTGAATAGGTTTCAAAATAATTCTCCTTAATATTTAGAATCCATTTGCATAAATGCAGGGATTTTATTTTTTGTATTTTTAGCAACAGCTTTTTTAGTGTTGATTGTTTTTGCTTTTGCAGCTGGCTCTGGATCAGGTTCAGTTTCTTCGTCTTCTTCAAGTTCTGAATCAGTTTCTTCATCTTCGTCATCATCATTGCCAGCGTGAGGTTCTTCTTCCTCATCTTCTGGCTCTGGGTCTGGCTCAGTAGCTTCAGCACGCAATTGAGCATTACTTGCTTCTAAAGCTGCCATTTCTTCTTTGAACTCAGCTTCTTCTTGCTTTTCCTTAAGTTCAGCATTTTCAGCCTTCAATTTTTCCATTTGGGCTTTCATTTCTTCGGTAATTGCCATTGTTTCCTCGTTTTCTAGGTCTTCTTGACCATTATCAGAATCAATAACTTCTTCAAAACTTACCAATTCATCAGAAGTCACAATCCCTTTTTCCTTCATTTCTTCAATATTGAACCAAGTTTCAGCATTCATCGCCTCTTCTAAGTTGTCAATTGAAGCACGCTCTTGATAGATTCCCTGAAGACTCCCCTGCATTTTATCTAAGAGTTCAGCTTCCTTACGAAAATCGTCGGCATCGCCCCAAGTAAAACCACTAGGCTTATGAATCATAAATAATCCACCAGTCATTGCAATCCGTTTGTCCCCAGCTAAGAAGATAATAGAACCCATGCTTGCAGCAATTCCGGTTAAAACGGTTGTTATATTTCTACCAGAGGCACGTAATAAGTTGTAGATTTCTAAACCGTCAACAACTGAACCTCCAGGGGAATTTAAGAAAATAGTGATATCTTTATCAACATTTTCATTCAAGAACGTTGAAACTCCGTCAGCTGTTATATCCCACCCCACAACTCCGGATAGTCTCAACTTAATCATTGACTACCTCCAACAGTGGAACTTCTTCATAACGAGCTTGACCGCAACACTTATTTTTCGTTGCTTCGGTTTTGACCTTAACTTTTTCGTTTTTAAGAACGTCAAAGTCTTCTTGGGATAGTACATAAGTCTCTCCCTTGAGCAATTTCGAATAACTTGTATCAGCGAGTTTCACAATTCGCCAGTTTGTGGCCAAGCGATCATTAACTTTGACAGTTACCCCTGAATCTGCATTTTCATAAATCACAGATTTTTCACGAATAATTAATCGCTCTCCGGCAGTTAATTCGCCATAATCACGACCTTTTAAATAAGCAGTCGGGTCTTCTTTAGATTTAGTCACATTTTTTTCAACTTTTAAAGCTGATTTAATTGTTCCAACCAATCCTTGAGGTTTAGTATCTTCTAACTCAACTTCAACATCTTCTTCTGGTACATTTTTCAAAAGCTCGATGTAATCATCTTTCTTTTTAGCACCAGAATGGTCAATTCCTTTTTCATCAAGAAGTTTTACCAAGTCCTCATTACTCATTCTTTTATAGTCCATATCACGCTCCTTAATCTATTTACCATTATTAGCAGGAGCGTTGTCTGTTGAATCAACGACAGTTACTTTAACAGTTGCTTTTGCTTCATGGTTTGATTTTGAAACAAATATTACATCAGTACTACCTACCGCTACGCCGGTTATAGTACCGTCAGCTGCTGCTGTTGTAACAGACGTATTGGATACAGAAACATCTAAAGTCTTGTCTGTTGCATTATCAGGAGCTAAAGTTAGTGCAATTTTAGAAGATTTACCTACTTCAATCGTAACTTCAGTTGGATCAGCTGTAACTCCGGTGACAAGAATGACCGAAGGAGGGCAGTCTGCACACTCTCCATAATTATCACAGTTAGGTTTAGGAGCGAGAGGCGTAGCCGTTGTATCAATTGTCAAGACAACAAAGGTTGAGGCATCGGCTGTGACTCCATATTCAACAGTACCGTCAGAAGATTTAAAGTAGGCTGCTTTAAAAGCTGCACGCAAACGTTTGGCATCTTCTGCAGTCGCAAATTCTTGTTTCTCTCCATTTGCGTGAAGAGTTGCTTTAGTGTATTTAGTCAAAATATTTGACTCCTTTCTTTATACTGGCTTCAACGATTTTTTCAGCTTCAGCAATTGAAACAGAACTATCAAAGCTCTTAATAATCTCACTTTCTGAAACCTGAATTATATCTAAATAGTTCCATTTGGAACTCAAAAGCCCTTTATCCTTTTTCATACGTAACGCTTTATAAAAACGTTTTGGTAAGAAACCTGTATGAAATTCAGTCGCAACACCAGAATCAACGATAATGTCAAGCGTACCGTCAGAATTATTCCGAGTTACATTTTTAAACAGCACTTCTGGATAATAAGCTGTGAGCTTACCCATTTCAGCAATCTGTTTTTTATCGTACTTAATCCCTTTCAGATTTTTCTTTTGAATTTTGTCAAATTCTCTGATTGGGATTGCCCACCCCTCTGGGGTTTTAAATTGAATCATTGGTTCTCCTTTCGCCCAGTTTCAAGACTTTTGACAGGTCGTGTAGTTTATTGTTGTGTGGCTTCTTTGTCGTAATCAGCATTTACTTCGCTGTAATCTTGGAATCTAAGATAATACTCCTCACCGCAGAGCTTTTTAGCAATATCTGTCAGTGCATTGGCAGTGTCTGCTTTAATTGGAGTTAGAGTATTTGCTCGTGCTTCTTTTAGTAAAGCTTCTTTACTTACGTTACCCGCTTCATCTCCGAGACCTGCGAGCAGCATAGGGAAATTGAAAACTGAAGTGATAATGTCGTCCTGGTTCTCCCAAATGAACTGATAATCTTTAACCAAAGTAACTGGTTTTACTTGAGTAATGCTCTTATAGGATTCATCAAGAACTACTACATTTGAATCATCAACCTTATTGCGTTTTATGAGTTTAGCCACTCGTTCACGCATTTTCTTTATTGTTTCGTTAGCTTTATCTTTGACTCGTTTAGCAACTGCTGAAACAATCTCTTTTGTAGCCGTTGTGGTAAATAAAAACAAATCTCCATAATCTCGCTTCGTTGTACTTTCATATATTTTTCGATTGATATCAAGTAATATTTGAAGTTGACGTAAATCTGAATTTAGTGCATAACTATCTGATTTAAACTTGATCATGTTTTCCGGAGAAATAATATATCCGGCCTCTTGTTCAATGAACCCATCAGCTCCAATCTCAAGCTCATCTGGTACATCGACCGTTCCGACAGTGTAATAAAGAATATTATCGATGATCGGGTTCTTTTCAGCTTCTTGGTACTCTGTTATTTCAGATTTAGCAAGAGCATAGACATTCTTTTCTTTGCTGTCAAAGAATAGATAGCCCTCTCCAAATATTTCTTTTTCCTTAATGGCCCGTTTAATTTCGAATAGATTAGTATTTCGATTTTTATTTTTTGAATAAAGAAATTTGCTGAGTGCTTCGGTTTGGTCTTCGTCGACTTCCGAACCTTTTGCGACTTCTAAATCCGTTCCAAAAATGGCATTTATTTTTTCGTTCAAAACATAGTTGAACTTTGGGATTTCCTTGAACAGTCTGTCGAAAGCGTCACGCTCGGCATCATGCTCAATCATCTGCAGTATGTAGTTTTCACATTCGCCATGACAGCCTAGCTTTTCGCAAGACTCACAAGGTATTTCATTCATTGCATTTCTCCATTTAATTTTTTGTAAGTGCATGACAGGATTCGAACCTGCGATTAGGCTTTTGCAGAGCCCTGTGTTACCACTTCACTACACGCACGGAATTGCTCATTTAGAGCAAAATATTTATTTAAAAACTCCACATTATTCTAATACTCTCGACATAATGAGTAGTTTTACATCTTTTTTTGAATAATTAAGTCGGAAATCCCTTAACGGTGCGGTTATCAAAGAAAACATCTTTCGGGAAAACACCAATTTTTCCTACACATTACAAATTCATGATCTCGTAGATAGCCAACATCGCTAACGCAAAGCTGTCAGCTTCATCTGGAGACTTACCTATTCGCTGTTTGATAATATCCTTTGGAATCACTTTAATTTTTTTAGAATCAATCTCAAATTCAGTAGCATTCAGTTGTCTTTCCAGTTCAGTTGCGTCTGCGTAAGCAACCACTCGTTTTGACTTCAACTGGTCACTCACGTTGATATACATTTCAGCCCTACGATTTTCAGCAAGTGCTGCTTTACCTTTAGCACGATCAGAAACTTTTGAACCAAAGTTAATGCTCTTTGTGATAATCTCTGGTGCATTCATGATTAAATAATCAATGATATGCTGTCCTTGCATAGGGTCAATATAAGCTGCATTACCATTAATGGACCGAATAAATTCAGTAATATCAGCACCAACCTTTTGTGAGGTATATCCGTCCACCCACACATCATCAAACTTCTGAAACCCTAGAAATTTTATTTCTAAGGTTTTCTTGTTAAAAGCTAATGCACAGGCTTCGGTACTATCCTTACCTTTAGTTGCAGAGTCAATCCCAACAAAGATATAATCATCTTCCCCAAGTACAAGGTCCGTTTTAGCTTCAATGAGACTTGGAAAGTCTGTCTCCACATCTTTTGGAACAATACCGAGATAGTTCCATGCATACCAGGCAGGGTCAGTAATTTTTGTATGTTCAATCCTATCTAGAAGTTGCTGTGGTAATAAAGATTTACCGGTGTCATCATCTAAATAAGTCGTGTGGATACGCTCCCCCACTAGGGTCTTTAAGTAATTAAATACCCAGTGGTGAGTACTCCGTGGAGGGTTAAAACTATAAACGATTTTCATACGCTCACCTTTGATATTGTGGCGCATGAATGTATCAAGGGTCGGCTCTACTGATTCCTGACTTTCAAACTGGTCAAACTCTTCAAACCAAAGCCAAGCGACATTGTCAATTGCGTTAGCTTTTTTACCTTGTTGTTTATTTAGACCATAGAATTTAATGACTGAACCTGTTGGATTGAATCTGATTTCAAGTGGGCTTTTTTGAAAGGTAAACTTGCTTGAAATCCCTAAATTTTCTATTACTGTCTCAAACTGTTTGTAAACACCGTCACGAATCTCTTCTTTCTTTTGCATGAAGATTACTGCATTCGCTTGTTGTTTTTGTTCAGCATGCTTTAGAATATCGACTATAATCGCAGTTGAGATGTCATAAGATTTATAACTTGACCGTCCACCCGAAAGAATAAAAGTGTCAATCTCATTTTTGTTGACAATCCTATCAAACAGAGGTTTGTGCTTACTTATTACATCGGTTGAGCTATTAAAAGATACTTTTTTCATAGATTTAACTCGATAGAAATCTTTTCATCGTCTCCTTTATTTCCTAGAGAACCTTTCAAGACTTCATTTTTATTTTCTAAAATCTCGACTTCTGCAATTTCTTTGCGTTTGCTCAAATCGTTAAAGTCTTTAGTGATTTTATCGAACGTATCATTTAGTAATTTGATAGCGCTGATTGATGTATTTATTATTGCTGGGTCGGCACTCTGGTTTTTCTGCTCGGCACGAATTAAATCATTTCTATTTTTTTTGACGATTGCTCGTAGCTCTTTTTCAGCTTCCTTAAAGTCCCAAGTAAAGGCACGTTTTGATTCATTAATACGTTGAGACTTCCAGTAATCAATCCTTACCGTAACCTTACCGTTATTTGCAAGTTCAGAAGCCTTTACCCAGATAGTCTTATCAGAGGTCTCGGGGTTTACCTTATAATTTTCTCGATAAGCCTGTGAATAGCTTTTACTTTCATAACCGACTGCAAATGCGAAACCTTCTTGCTTCTCGGTTAATTTAACTTTTGCAGTCATAATCTCCTCCTAATTTATTTTTATTGCTTTTTCTCCGGTCAACTCCTCCCAACGTCTGATAATTACATCAGCATAACGAGGGTCAAACTCCATGAGATAAGCGTTTCTTCCGTTTTGTTCTGCAGCAATCATCGTTGTACCTGAACCACCAAATAGGTCTAAAACAATATCGCCTTGTTTGCTAGAGTTTTGCATTTGATAGTCAAACAGAGCAACAGGTTTCATGGTTGGATGATCACCATTTCTCTGTGGTTTATCAAAATTGAGAACGGTTGTTTGATTTCGTCCTGAATACCACGAATGAGACGCTCCCTCTAACCAACCATAAAGACAGGGCTCATGTTTCCATTGATAGTCTTGACGTCCTAGGACCATTCCGTTTTTATTCCAAATAAGCTCTTGTTTAACCATAAATCCGGCTTCTTCGATAGAAGTGTGGAAATTTACGACCTCTGATGATGCATACCAACAATAAAAGGCTGCTCCTTTTTTCATGACTGATTTAGCTGCTTCAAATACATCGACCAAGAAAAGGTGAAAATCTGCATCACTTTTTGAATCATTTTCAATCGTGAGAGCATCTTCTGTCTTTCCTTGGTAAGCTACATTGTAAGGTGGGTCAGTCAGTAGTAAATCTGCCTGCTGTTCGCCCATAAGCGCCTTTACTTGCTCGCAGTCGGTAGAATCCCCAACCATTAAACGGTGGCGCCCTAGTTGGTAAATATCGCCTAATTTTGAGGTTGGTTCTTCTGACGGAGTAGTGTCAAACTCCTCATCTTCGACGACTTCCTTTTCTTCTTCTATTTCAAAGCCAAATTCTGACATATCAAAGTCAATTTCAGCAAGTTCTCCGAGTTCAATAGCCAACATCTCATCGTTCCACGTTGCTATTTCTCCCACTTTATTATCAGCAAGTCTGAATGCCTTAACCTGTTCTGGTGTTAGGTCATCAGCTATAATGACAGGGACAGTTTCAAGACCCAGTTTTTTTGCTGCTTTTAGTCGAGTATGTCCGTTTATGATTTCTCCATTTGAATCAATAACAATCGGAACCTTAAATCCAAAGTTTTTGATTGAACTTGCGACTGCGTCAACTGCTTCATCATTATTTCTGGGATTATTAATATAAGGGATTAGATCACTGACTTTTTTTATAATTATTTCCATATTTTCTCTCCAAAAAAAGCGATAACTCGCTTTTAATTAACTGCCGTTACGAGTCCTGCTCTGAAAAAAACCTTGTATTTTTTTGAGCTGCTACACAGTTATTCGGGGTAACGGAATCGAACCGCTCTACTCCAGCTTATGAAACTAGCGTGACTCCTTGCCACCCACCCCGTAAAACACAAAAAAAGCGCTCAAATCACCTCACAATATGTGGAGAAATTCAAGCGCTTTTGTACCAGCGTGATATTTAATTTATAAGTCATATTATATCACGGATTATCAACCTCCGCAATAGTTTTCATTACTCTCTTCTGCTCTAATACATCTTTTATCAATCCGTCTCGAACAACAATTTTTACATCACAATTTTTTGATAAATGATAAATATATTTTTTATCAGCGATGATTACTTCTACTTTCAAACGATTCTCCTCAATCCATGTGTTTATCCAACCATTTTTCAGCTTCGTTCATTCTAAAAACACCCTATCCTTTCCATATTCCAAAGCTACTTCGTGTTCAATAAAGCAACCTTTACTTAAATCTAAGCTTTTTCTATCACCGATGATTAAAATTCCTGTACAATCATCCATTGGTTTAATCGCTTCAGCTAACATTTTTATTGGTTTGGGATCTATAACTTTTCCCTTAACGAATTTAGCATTAGCAGGATTATACGGATTATGATATTCTTCCCCACGATTATTGACCCAGTCAATCCCCCGCTGCAAAGCTGCTTGTATTTCTTTTTCTGTTTTGCCATTCATTGGTGTAGATAAATACCATTTTTTAATCATTTTCCACCACTTTCACTAAATCAACTCCGAGGGCTTTTCCTGTTACATACGAAACTGCAAGGGCATGTGCATTCATTTCTTCGTTTGACCATTTCCTAAAATATTCTGCTCTATCATAGGGCACTAGAATATCAAATTCATCTACTGCCCAAAGGTAGTCTTCAAATTCAGTCAATCCTTTTATAGCAATGTCTAAAGTATCCGCAATGCTTTGAGGAATTGTGAGCTGAGGTTGAGGGCCGAAATAGTACGGTTGCGCATTTTCATTCCAAATTTTATGAAACCATGATTCTTGCTCATGACTACTAACTAACGCTTCAAATGCTACTTCTTTGCTACTGAACGCAGTACCATGAAGCAAATATCCATTAGGCTTTCTCATCACTGCTCCCTTCGATAATTGGTAATATCACCTCTGTATAATAAGTTTTATACTCCGGAAAATTCTCATCAAGTGGAGTACCACAATATGGCGGTTCATTAATGGGTAAATTCCACCATAAACAGTTTCCATCATCTTCGTGCCATTCTTCAATTGCTCTTAATGTATTTGCTTGCTCATAAACTCCGAGCATTCCTACTGCTGTACTGTAGGTAAAAAACGCATCATAATCATTGAACTCATTTGGTTTATGATCAAATCCTTTCAAGTCATAGTTGAAAGAACCTATGGTACCTTCTGTTAACTTTTTAGGGAAATGTCCTTGGTAATAAGTTACATCAATTTTCATTTTCACCTCCAGTTGCTGCGACTACATCGCTCACATATTTATTGACAGAATGAATCATATTTTTTGAATCTATAAATGTTGCTCCTCCAAATGCAGTTTTCATTTCTGTCAGTGCATTTTTCAATTTTTTATTATCTGCTTGTAGTTTTTCAATTGAAAGTTGGGCAGTCCCAAATTTAGAGGGTCTAGGAATCAGGTTGGCATCTCCTTTAGGTTGCCAACCACAAACTTCTGCTTTATTTGTCATAATTGATTGTTACCTCGTTAAAATCCTCATCATAGGCTATATCTCCTTTGAATAAGTCATTGCCTTCTGAATTATTCTCGCCCCATAAAACAATAGTCGCACTCTTTGGGTGCTTTTTTAGTATTTTTATTAATTCTCGAACTGTCATTTGAACCTCTCCATTTTAAATACTGGCTTAGTTTCATACTTTTTATAAATGTTTTTACGCCTAATTTCATATTCCTTTTCCAAAGATTTAAGCTCATCTTCTAAAAGGTTATGCTCTTTGTGAATCATCCATTTTTCACAGCGTGGGCACCTTGAATCATCAATCCACGCTGTGGGTTCGTTGCTGATATAACCGCAATAAGGGCAAGTTATATCCTTGTAGCAAGGGTCACTCATTCTCCGTCCTCCATTGGCATTTTGACCTCGAACAACCGGGCTTCTTCTACTGTGTAGCCGTATAGTATAGCACGATAAGCAATATCTTCATGAATCATACACCAAGCTTCTGCTTCCGTAATTTCGTTATTTGATTTGTCATCAAGTTTATTAAGAAATTCCCTGATTGTCAGTAATCTTTCATCAAGAACATACTCTTTCATATCATCAAAAGGTGGTAATTTAGCTACATCTTCAGGCACGACTGGCAGGGCTTGCTGTTGGATAATAGGTTCAATCTTACTTTTAAGTTCTTCTTTCAGGAAAACTACCCATGACAATGTACCTTTTTCGTTATATTTCAAGTCAGTTTTTTCTGTTGCTTCTTTCCAAATCTCTTCAAACTTAGTCATTTTTCGTGTCCTCCCAATAATTCAGGGTTCTCATAGATATTTCCGATGACTTCAATGTAGTAAGACGAGTTTATATCAAACAGGCCATTTTCAACATCTCCATCGATATACCACATAAATATTTCATCTAATCCATTTATTGTACCTATACCGCCATCGCAGAAGTCAGCGCTTTCGTCTTCGTCCGTAACTTTAACAACGTCACCTTCATAAATCTCAGTGCCGTTTTTATCTTTTAACCCTGTTGACTGCATGAGGATAAATTTGTCTAATGTTTCGATATCTAATCTTGTTGTTAATTTACTAACCTTGTAATTAACTCCTAATAATTTTTTATTAAAATCAATAAAAGCAATATCTCTAAACATTTCTGGAGAATCATACTTTTTCCAAGCTCTTAATTTTGGTATCATCTAGCTGCTCCTTCAATTTATTTTTCATGATTAAGGCTATTCAATTACCGTGATAGTCTTTTTAATTTTTGCTGAAAGAATTTTGAATAGCCCAAAGTAGCTCATCGGACGGCCATTGTTATAAAGCCAACAGATATCTTGATAAGCCTGAATAAGTACCTGCTTGTTGTGTTTTTCGCCCTTAGTCTGGGCTTTGTCATCAATCCAAACATTCGTTTTTTTCTCTGACAGAAAACCCTGTTTTGCTATTTCGTAAAGTTCAAACAGAACGATTGTATTAAATGCTGTCATAATGAACCTCCTCAATCCAATGCATCAATGGCCCCATGATAGTAACCATTGACCCAAATTACCTTACTTAGTTCTTCTACCGTTGCTCCTGATTTTACTGAATCATTTATAGCTTTTTGCAAGCATTCAAGATGTTTTTCAACGGCTTCACGCCCTAATAGTACGATTGCATCCTCAATTGCATTTTTTATTATTTCATTCATTTTTATTCGTTTCTAGCTTACTCAGCGATTCTTGGCGAAGCTCTTCTAATTTTCTTAAATCTTCTGCCGTTGTTTTGTTTTTATAACTTGGATTTGACCAGTCAGGAGCTGATTTGACAGGCTTGGTACTAGTATTTTGCTTAGATCTCTCTCGTTTTTCTTCATGAGCTTGGAGTTCTGAAAGGGTAGTAATACCTGCTTTTATCCAATTTTTGATAATAGAATCAATATAATTAAAGTTAGTTACCCTGCTTAGTACAGCAATGCTGACAGCTTTGATTATCATCACATCACTCAAATCTTCACGCCAAACCCTAGCAAGCTGAGATTCTGGATAAGTTATTCCTCGTCCGAGATTTTTTTGGAGTGCATCAAAAAACACAGAATCGTCTTTGACGATGTCGTCCTCTTCTCTACTCTCCTCTTCTATTCTCTTCTCTGTATAAGGTGCAAGGTTAGGTGTAACTTTGGGTGTAAGTATTGGTGTAACGTTAGGTGTAGAGATTGGTGTAAAATTATCATCATTTTTTACACTAATATCTTTTAGAGTGTATTTTGGAGCTATATTTTTACTCTTACTTTTCACTACTCCAATCAGTCCAAATTCTTCTAATTGGTTTCTGACATTATAAAAAGTTTTTTTACTTAAGCCTGATAGTTCCGTTAGCTTCTGCTCTGGTATCGAGCTGTACTCAGGACGCCCCGCTGCATTCCACAGTTGCAATATTGCAATGTAGAGGCTGCGTTGGTTCGCACTTAGAGTATTCAATCGTGTCCAGCTATCAAAAGCGTTGAACGCTTCTATTAGGTTCATATGGCCCCTTTCTATCAATTTATTAAAATCTAGAATCCAGAACAACCTTTGCTCTGGATTCATATTGAAAGATTAGGCTAAGATAATAATATTTTTCGATCCAGCAAGTTCTTTTTCAAAGTATTCTTTGATACTTTGGATTGCTTGTAGCTGCCAACTATTATCATCGGTATCAATTAGGGCACCTTTAGCCCCTTCACGCATTCTGAAAATGAACAGGCGTTCTGGTTGCTCTACTTCTTGAAAAGTACTGTATGGTGTCAATGTTACGGGGTTAGGTACTCGTGCAGATGCTACGCTAGCAACTCCTTGCTTAATAGTTACTGTTTGAGAAACTCCGTCATCCGAAGTGTTTTGTACTGATTCGTCTTTGATATTTCCAACCACCTGGAGTAGAATATCTCGATCTGCATTTTGTTTAAATTTTGATTGAAGTTCAATATTTAGCTGCTCTGCTGATAAGAAACTCTTAAAGTTTTGGTTTGGAACAATTGCTTTTGCATAAATTAATCGGTCGCGAGTATTATCATCTTTTAAAGTACTTTTAAGTACAACCTCACGTTCATTTATAATCTGCAAGTACAAGGCTTCGGATTGGTAATCTCGTGCTTTAATATAAGCAACAATACTTGATAAGGTATTAGTTGTGAACTTTTCGGTAACCTGACGTTCAATTTCTCGAGCGAGGCCATCATTATCAATAATAAATTGTCGTCCATCAACGTCGATATGACGTTTTTCTGGTTCAATTGCAGTGTTTTGAATGTGTTGGATTGCTTCTTTTGATAGTGACATGATTTTTTACCTATGCTTTCTTTGGATTTTGTAAGTCAATGATTGTTGGTTTTGCTTCCTCCGTAAGAGGTTCGCCGATATCTGACCTCAGCTCGCCTGTTTCCATATCGAGATAAGTTTGACCAGGTACACCAGATTGAAGTTCGTTAGCTTCAATTTCGCCGTCAATATTTCGTCCGGTTAATACTGTTGCAGCAACTCCAATGGTTGGAGCAAGTGAAACTTTAACTTGACTGCCTAGTGCAATAACGCTTCGATTTTCATCCGGAACAAACTCAAATGTAATTGTCATTTTTCTTTTTGCTGTTGGCTCAGTGTTTAGGTCTTGGATATTTTCAAGAATCTTTTTAACGTTCATGTCGAACAACTCTTGAACGCCCCCTTGAGCGAGTTGTTCAAGATTCAAATTAATTTTATTTGGCATTTTCTTTCTCCACTTCTTCAATTACTCTGTCTTTATAACCATTTGCTAAACCTGATGCATAAGCGCTTTTGATAATACGAATAACTTGCTTTCCTGCAAAGCTATCATCTTTCATAATAACTTCCATGATTGGAATTGCTTCTTGTATAATTTGCAATCCTTCCTCGACTTTTTGGTCGATCATTTCTTCGTCACCGGCATATGCAGTTACTTTTTTTATTATTTCGTCCATTTTTTAGTTTTCCTTTTTAGTCAATATCATTCAATATCTCTACTGCTGTATCGTAATCGCAATCATATTTTTCCATAATACGTTTTATCATGTAATTGTCGTAGATCATATCTACCTCCAACCGCAATGCGGTGAGCAGTTTAAAGCTTGCTCAGGCTAGCTAAATACGAGTGCTACCGCCCAAGGTAGTCTTGCTTAAAGTTGAATTATTTCTAATTCTACTGCGTAGGATTTTTGAGGACTGCAGTCTGCTCATAGTATTTAGTTACTTAGATACAATGGATAAATTATCCAGCCCTTGCAACCGTTCTTTTAAGTCTGCATCTGGACCTTGCCAAGCCATAGGATAATCAGATTCTTTATATTCGAATGTGACTGTAAAACTAGCTTTTTTAATTGCTTCTTTTTCAGCGTAATTGTCAGCTTTTTTGTTAATTTCTTGCATTTTTTCAGCATCGATAACTTCGCCGTTTTCTTTAGCCTCAGTCAATTCTGTTTCAACCATTGCTTGACGCTCACGCTCTTTTTGACGAATTAAGGCTTCTTCTCGCTCTTTGGTTTCACGTTCGGCTGCTGCTTTAGCAATGGCTTCACGTTTTGCTTGTTCTTCTTGCTGTTGCTTATCTTTTGCAATAGCAACCGTAACATCTAGAGTTTCTTTAAAAATAGCCTCAACTTGTGGACTGATTGCTTTGGCAATAGCTAGATCTGATTTTATTTTAGAAACTTTTTCATCCAATGCCTCAGCAATTTTCTTTTCACTTACTGATGTATTCATAAATTTTGAATCGTATAAGTCATTCGTACTCACAAAATCTGAAATATCATCTGTAATTCTAAATTTACTGGCATCTTCGATAAAACTTTCTCGTTTGTTCTTCCAAGTAACATCGTAATCTTCAACTTTATCTTTGAGCATGAGTTGCGTTGCATCAAGAACTGTACTCAACTCTTTTACTTTGTTGTCAAATTCACCAACAACTTTATCTTTGACTTTTTTAGTTTCAGCTTTAAATTCTTTTAGAAATTTATTGACATCTGCTCGTTCAGACTTAATCATTTTTTTATCTTCATCACTGTTAATGATGAGAGATTCAAGTCTTGCCTTGTTTTCTTTTGCAGCCGCAAGTAATTTTACTTGCTCCGGGAAATTAATTGTTTTCAAATAAGTCAACTTGTTCTCCTTCTTCCTTATCTTTTGAATCGACTTGTTCTTTAGTATTTTCTTGTTCTGAGTTTATTTCGTTAACTCTTTCAAGATAATCTGATAAATATGCTTCTTTCTTATCATCTGGTACTGTATGATTCCAGAAAAGCTGCAAAGCTGGTATTTCGTCTATCAATGACATTTCATAAACATAATCACGAGGTGGAGTTACATCTTTAGCTTCTTCGCTATTAGGTTGCTCTTTATACTCATTTTCTGTGGTCTGATTATAAGCCTGAATTAATTCCGTAGGAGCGTTACTTGAGTTGACGTACATTTTAGCAGCTCGGTTAATAACGGTTCTTTTGGCCATTTCCCCACCGAACTTACTCTGAACATCGTTTGGTTCATCAGTTTGATATGTTGCGCCTTTTGAACCATCCTTTTTAGTAAATTCTTTTACTTTATGCCCTGCTTCTTTTGCTGCCTTTATTTCTGCTGGGGTATTTAACCAAACTTTTTGACCGTAATTTTGTGATTGGCTCCAAGAAGTGTGGATATCATCTATTGACATATTAGTAACTTCAAATTCACCGTCTTTTTTTGCGATTACTGCAAAAGCTCCAGCTAATTCTTTTGATTTATGGTTTGGGTCCCATGATTTAATACTGTTGATTGACATCGTTGCTACATCAAAATTAAACTCTGGAATATTATCTTTGTAGTATTCAAATGCCCTTATGTCCTCGATTTCTGGCAACCTTTTAAGCATGGTTACAGTTCCAAAATATGAGCGTTGAAATTGTACCTCATCGCCATAGGGAATAAAATAGCCCTGCTTTTTCCCCGCATCCAGTCCTTGAATCATCATCATATTAACTGCATTAACTACCGAATTATAAGTAGTTCGATTAGTAGATGCTTTTTCAACTAATTTAAGTCTAGATAATTCAAACATTGCTGCTTTAACTGCATTTTCGGGAGCAAATCCTTTTGGATATTTAATCCCGTTTCTTTCTAAAGCTACAAAATTCACTGTAACCTCTTTAGAAAGTTCTGTTTCTAAAGTTTTTTTGACTTCAGTTGTCATTTTTTTAATTCTCCGTTTCTGATTTTTTATAAAACACTTTCTAGTATTTCTAGATAAGTTTTATGCACCCGTATATGCTTTTTTATAATAGGAATGAATGGACTATATTTGTCCTGTAAAAATAGTCTCTTTAACGAAAGTTCATTTGAATAAATATGTGCTTTTATTTCTGAAACCAACTCTCCTTTTTCATCAGGATAATAGTATAAGCAACCTCCGCTTGAAAGTGCTCTACGTACTACCACTTGATGTATCTTCGTGTAACTCTTATCTTTAACAGGAACTTTAATCACTTCAAATTTTCTTGTTAAAATTTCAATTTTACAAATCCTTCTGGTTGAATATTCTCTTTGCTTTAGCACGTTTCGAGATACTTCTGAACGACTGATTGGTTTTAAATTTTCAAAATTATCATTAAAAATATTTCCGTCCTCATGAATAACGCATTCAGGTATTGTATCAGTAAAAGTTTCAAACACTAATCTGCGAACGTACTTACAGAATTTAATTCCACCATTCCACAAATAAACAATGTTTCCATGCTTGTTTCTGGCATAAGGACTCATAAATTTACTTTTGTTATACGACCAAACTCTCCCATCTTTTGTTACTGCATAGTTGGGATAATCTGGTATTCGTTTCATTTCTACTTTTTTATCTGCTGTCAATTTCCCCTCCAATTTGATATAATGAAGGTAGAATTTTATCCAAACTTTCTACCTAGTCCGCATTCCCGTGCGGGCTTTTTTTAATATTCTCCATAGTGGATACCGCCAATTTCTGAAATAACAACTCGTCGCGAGATTCTTTGTCGCTCGTAGCTGCTAGGCTCAAGCTGTTTACGAGATTCACGCATTGCTTTAGTTTCTCGTGCTTTTAGTCGAGCAACTTCTTTTTTTGCTGTTGCTAGTTCAAATTTTGTAATTTTAAGCTCTTCTTCTAAATCATGAATACGTTGAGATTTAGCCCACCCGTTTTCTTCTTCGATGTAAAGACGGTCGTGTTCTTTTTGGGTCATGGCAATCATGCCGTTGCCCATTTTAAGTATTTTTGACATTGTTTTCTCCTTCTAACTCTCTCAATTCACTATTAACTTTCATTCTATAAAGAGAATCAAATTCATCTGGTGGAATAACGACCCCCTTCATAGAACCTTGATTTCCTTGAATTGTGCCGTCTTTGCGAATATTTCTAACAATAGGATTGTAAGGTTTTCGCATTTACTATTCCTTTCTAGCTGGCTTTACCATAACCACTTTTCGTGGACTTTTTATCCAAAAAAATATCATCTATTTTTTTATTAAATTTTGAAGCAACTATAAACATTTCTGCCCCCCACCAGTCGGTCTCTCCTAGTTCTTTTTTTCGATAAGTCTCAGGAGTAACTCCAATGAGTTCTGCCATTTCTTTTCGTGAAATTTTTTCTTCACTTCGAATAGCAATCAATTCTTTTTCTACTGCCATAATGGTTCCTTTCTATGTTTTAAATTTCTGCTTTCGCAGTAAGGGAAGGTCAGGAATCGAACCTGTTCGCCAGTATTCCCCGCGGCTAATGCCACATAACATAACTCCGTGCTATAATATTTATGGATAATTGTTTACCGACCTTTATTCAAATATTACAGAAAGGAGATTATCAATCTTGATAGAACTTAATAAAAAAGAAAGAAAATACTTATATAAGCTTGCATCTTCTGAAGAAATAATAAACTTCGACAAAAACAATGTGTATCAGGAAGTACTGATTGACAGAGGGCTTGTCAAAACAAAACCCTACATTGATGATTCAGACCCTGCGCATAAGAAGGTTCTGAGACCTCGTATAGTTCCTACTACTGAAGGCGCTCGATATAAAAGAATATATCGGGAAAATTGGCGCAAAGAATTCTTTAAAAACCTATTTTGGCCTATAACCGTGGCAATATTAGCCAATACCATAGGATTTGCATTACAATACTGGTTAGTACGCTAGCTAGTATAGGGATCCAGTACTCTTCGCAAAATTCTCTCCATAGTTTTCTCATAAATTAACCTTCCCGCCCCTCTGGGGCTTTTTATTTGCCAAGCTTACTACTTGCGTTTGAGCTTATGAGTTAATTATAGTCCACTTTACGTGGATTGTCAAGAAAAAAACGTGGTTTCCTCAAAATAGTTTGCAAAACGTGGTTTTTTCTTTTATAATACAGATATGGAAATTGAAAAAATAAATAGATATGTGGGTAATAAAATAAAAGAACAGCGGATATTTTTAGGCCTCACCCAAGAAGAACTCGCAAAAAAAGTTGGAGTTGGAAAAACCACAATCTCTAACTATGAAGTCGGACTTCGTTCTCCAAAAAAACCACAAATGATAAAATTATCAGAAGTTTTTGGAATAAGCATTGATGATTTCTTCCCTTCAGTTAATCCTCAAAATAATAATGTCCATTCAGACATACCCAGTCTCTCATCACTCACAGAGCAACAACAAGAGCAACTATTAAAATTGTCAAAATTAGATTTAGATGACTCTATTTTGAATACAGTTGAGTTGATGTCAAAAGCTGATGATAAATTTAGAGATAAAATTCATTCTTATGCTAAGTTCGAGTATTTTGAATACGAAAAAGAACTTGAGCAAAAAAACAAGAACAACCGAAACTCTGCGTGCTGAGGGTGATTAAATAAAATTCACGAGCCATACCCAGATTCTCGTTAAAAGCCAGGTTAGGAATATTATTTATGAAGAAGACAGCCCTTATTGGATTAACCCTGCTTACTATTGCTATGCTTGCATCGTGTTCTAACACCAATTCATCTAGTACACGATCATCAAAAGAAATTTCTACAAGTTCTAAATCTTCAATAAGTGAGTCGACAGACGCTCAAAGTGGAAAAGCAAAAAAACTTGTTGATAGTTTAAATTTAGAGAAAGCAACTGACAGTAAAGATAAATTGGATGTTTACGCAGATAACGCTACAAAATTGAAAGAAAATGGTTATGTTGTCATTGTCAGGGGTGATTTCCTTCTCAAAGATTATAAAACTGTTGAAACTAATTTTAAAGCTTTGAGTTTGAATGTTACTAGCGTTGAAGGCGATGAGTTGGGCGAAGATAGCTCAGGAAAAGTCGATGATATAGTCCTCCCAGACCAAGTATCTTTTACTTCAGATTATTTAGGCTACTGGTATTATGTAACTCCCAAAAATTCTAACGTCGTAATAAATTATTATAAATAAAAAAAACCGTCCTCAACTTTGGCCAGTTTATGGGACGGATTTATGAATTATGAATATGAAAAATTCCAACATTGGAAATTTTTTACTATATTATTCTATCAAGAAAGGAAATAAAATGCAATGAGTAAGAAAGTGGCAATTTATTGCAGAGTGTCTACAACGAATCAGGCTGAGGACGGATATTCTATCGGTGAACAAGAAGACAAGTTGAAAAAATACTGTGAAATAATGGGTTGGCAAGTATCTGAAATATATACCGACGCAGGTTTTTCTGGATCAAATATTGAACGACCAGCTATTCAGAATATGATTTACGATGCTAAAAGTCATAATTTTGATACAGTGTTAGTTTATAAATTAGATAGGCTTTCCAGAAGCACAAGAGACAACCTATTTCTTATTCAAGATGTTTTTAAGAACAATAATGTTGAGTTTATTTCTCTAAATGAAAATATTGACACTTCTTCTGCTATGGGAGGGTTCTTTCTTACAATACTTGCTGCTTTTGCTGAATTAGAACGTGAAACCATTAAAGAACGTATGCAGTTAGGAAAGCTTGGGCGTATAAAAAGTGGTAAATCTAGTGCTGTAAACAATGCTGCATTAGGCTATAAATATGACAAAAGTACAGATTCTCGTGTTATAGTACCCACAGAAGCTAAATTAGTACAAGAAATTTTTGAGAGATATGCGAGTGGGGATTCAATATCTAGAATTGTAAGGGATTTTCTAGCGCGAGGTATTACCGGTAAAAATGGAGGACATATCACTCCAACAAGAATTAGAAATATTTTATCTAATGAAGTTTATATAGGCAAGCAAAGATACCAGGATAAAATATACGATGCAACTCATGAACCTATTATCACAGAGGAGATGTTTTATTCCGTGCAAAAAGAATTAGAAATAAAGCAAAATGATGCTTATAAAAAGGGAAACAGTCGTCCTTTTCAAGCAAAATATATGCTGTCAGGTTTATTGAAATGCGGTTATTGTGGTTCTAGATTTGACACGTATGTTGGGAAGCCTAATAAAGCTGGAGAAAAAACTGTGAGATATGTTTGTCGAAATAGAAAAACTGCTCGTGCTAAATTTAGTAGAAAAGATATTTACGATGGATTAGGGTATTCCTCTTGTCCGTATGACGGCTTCTACTATAAACAAGATTTAGAAGATATTGTTATCAATGAAATTTTAGAGCTTCAGTATGATAAAGATAAAATTAAAAACTTGATATCAGAAAAAAAGGTTAAAGCGGTTGATGAAAAGCAAGTTAAAAGTGATATTCAAGCTATTCAAAAGAAAATATCTAGATTAAATGACCTATATTTAGTTGATGCCATAGATTTAGATGAGTTAAAAGTTAAAGTTAAAGACTTAAAGCAAAAAGAAAAAAATCTTGAACAACTTCTTACCAGCAATTCAAATAAGCAGCAAGAACTAAAAATGAAAGAAGCTAAAGAAAAAATATTGCTTAGCACTGATATTTCCTCGTCTGATTACGAAGTTCAAAAAAGTATTGTACGCACTCTAATATCAAGCATAAACG